CGAAGCAGTCCACGCCGCCGGGTCAGTGCCCACGACGGTGAGCGTGCCGCCGACCTGCGGGAAGCCGCTGATGGTGGTGGTGAGGCCGCCGGCGGTGTAGCCGTTGGCGGTGGCCAGCTCGGTGATCGCAGAGAGCGTCGCGTGCGCCGCCGATGGCGTGCCGTTCGACAACGCCACCTTGAAGGTGTGGGTTGAAAGGTTATGCACCGCCTTCGCGAGGTCTTCGACGAACTGATTGTATTTGGTGTAGGTCGCCATTTCAGTCTCCCAAGGTCAATTCCGCATCGATGATCTTGCCACGTGGATCGCGACGAATGACGGCCCTGCGCGGTTTCGACAGTTGCTGCAGCACGCCGTGATGCTGCTGCAAGGTTGCCAGCACGTCATCGAGCCGCCGATCGGGCTCGGGCTGCGGCTGCATCGCCAGCATGCGCCGCTGATGCTCGGCGTCGTTGACGGCCTGCTGCTGCTTGAGCTGCACCGTCTGCTCGGCCTTGAACAGCTCCAGCTGCACTTCGTGTTGCGCCTTGTCGCGCTCGATCGCCATCTCGTTCTGGGAGCGCTCGCGCTCGATCTGCAGCTGCGCCGCGGCCTCGGCGTTGGCGGTCTGTATCTTGGCCGCGCTCTCCTGCTGCGACACCGCCAGCTTGCCCTGGCTCTCCTGCTGCTGCAGCGCCAGCTTGGCCCTCGCCTCCTCGATCTTCGGGTCGGGTTGCTGCTGCTCGTTCTCGCCGGCGTCGCGGAATTTCTTCTTGATGTCGGCCGGCAGCGGTGACGTCTCGATCAGCACCTCCATCACTGCGCTCGCCTTCGCCGGCGAGAGCATCGGCGCCACCGCCGGCAGTGCCTGCGCGATCGCGTCGTAGGTGTCCTGCATCAAGGTCACCGTGTCGGGGCCCTCATCGAGGATGATGTCGACGTCCAGCTCGCCGATCGCGTTCGACAGCATCGGCATGCCGGTCGCCGGGTCGACCGAGATCAACTCGTTGATCTGCACGAATTGCGGCTCGCCCTGCGCGTCGGTGACCCTGATCCAGCGCTGGTTGGTCCAGTAGCGCTGCGCGGTGTGGAACAGCGAGCGATAGACGCGGACCTTCCAGGCCCGCAGGTTGAGCATGTAGGGCCCTAACTCGGCGATGCCGGCCTGCTGCACCAGCGCGATGGCGCGGCCGCTCGAGCCCGCGTTCAGGCCTTGCTGGCCGCCGGCGAGCGCCGGGTTGGGACCGAAGTTCTCGATCTCCTGCGCGGCGTCGCGCATGAACTCCAGCTGGCCCATGACCGCGGCCTGCTTGGCCTGATCATCGAACCTGATGTCGTCCAGGCTGTTGTTGACCAGTACGATGCCGTCGGCGCGAGCTGCTTCGCGTCGCATCGCCTCGACGTTGCCGTCGGCGATCGCGGCCTTGGTGGCGATGATGCGGCGGTTGTTCAGCTCGTGCAGGCCCTTCGATCGGCGCTGGTTCACCTCGTCCTGCGCGCTCTGCAGGTTGCGCGGGAAGCCGTAGCGGTCGCCGTCGTGATCGACCTGCGAGGAGAACATCAGGTACTTGCAAAACTCCTTGCCGTCGTCATCGAAGAACGGCGAGGTGCCTTGCTTGAGGATCTTGGAGCCGGTGAACAGCGCCCAGCGCCAGCCGCCCTTCGATTTGTACCAGATGTCGACCAGCCGCACCTGCTTGAAGTCGCCGTCGGTCTGAAACCATTTCACGTCGCGATCGCTGCCCGAGTTCAGCTCGCTGCTGCCGTCGACCGCGGCCGCGATGTCGTCGGCCATGTCGGGCAGCAGCTCCTTGAGCATCTCCTCGTCCACATACTTGCCCATGCCGAGGTAGCGGGCGTCGGAAAAGTCGTGCTTGAACGAGCGCGGGTCGTAAAAAAACCCGTCGTTGTCGACGGGTCGGAAGATCACATCGTAGTCGGGCTCCATGGGTGGACCGCCGTTATGGCCCATACCCGGCCCGCCACCGCTCTGCCGCGCCGGTGGTCGCGTCTTGAGGTCAAGCTCGATGCCGGCGAGGCCGTCGACCGCCGCCATCTCGGCAATCAGCGGCGAGATTTCGTTCCAGTGGTTGGCGTCCATCAGATAGCGCAGCACCGCGGTGGCGAGGTCGGCACCCTGCTGATGCCTCGGCGTGCGCGGGAACGCCTTGGGATCCTGCTTGAGCCGCTCGACCAGCCCGACGATGCCGTCGATCTTGCGGCCGATCTTGTTGTAGGTCACCACCGGCTGCTTGCGGTCGTTGAGCGCCTTGACCTGATCGGCGGTCCACTGCGCGCCGTGCCGGTAGCGGCGCGCGTTCTGCTGCTCTTGGATCTCCAGCACCTTGTTGTCGAGGTAGGTGTCGTAGGCTTGGACGCATTTCTCCAGCTTCCACGAGCCGTCCTCCTCGACCATGGACTGGTCGCCCGTATTGCCGGCCGAGCCACCCTGCGTGTACCCGCCCATAGCAGTTGCGACCGCATTCACCATGGTGTGGCCCTCAGTACTTTTGGCGCCCGATCGACATTCCGGGCGGGATCGCGCCCGGATCAGGCGGCAGCACGCCGGTTGGGCTCATGCCGGACCCCATCGGGCCAGCCGGGCCGTTCAGACCGGGCGGCATCGGCGGCGGGCCGCCGGCGGCACCCTGCGCACCCGCGGGGCCAGTCGGGCCGTTCATGCCGGCCGGTGGCGGGGGAGGAGGCTCGCCACCAGTCGGGCCCTCGGGCGCGCTGATGGTCGAGGCAAAGATGCCCATGAGTGGCCCGACCTGACGCTGCTCCTCGGGTGTGAGCGTGTTGATGAAGGCAGCGAACTTCGCCTCGATCGGCGGGGGTGGCGGGCCACCGGCACCGCCGACCATGGGCGGGCCCGGCATCGCTCCTGGGAGCAGCGGCATGGTCAGTCCTTCCAGGGGTTGGATGCCGAGCCGTTCTCGGCCTTGCGGGCACGCTCGGCCAGTGCGCCCCAGGTGCGCGGGAACTCTCCCGCCAGCGAGGAGATGGGGCTATCCCACGGGGCATCTGCGACATCTGGGATCCCATGTTCCGCGCCGTACAACGCGCATGGACACTCGGTCCACGGCATCCAGTGATACACAGCGTCCGGGTCTTTGCTTTCGAGCCACAGCAGGATGTGCGCGCGCGTTCCGATCTCAGGTCTGCTCAACATGGTCTGTCCTTTCTGGGCTTGTCCCAGCTTTAGACGGCTCGGGATCGAGCCGGATCATTTCGAGCGCGGCCGCGCAATCGACCAGCTGCCGGGCGAACACCGCCTGCGGGTCGGGGCCGTGGCAGAGCACGGTGCCGCCGGCGCCGAGCGCGGCCAGGACGCGGTTGATGGCGTCGGTGCGGGTCATGGGGGTTCTCGGATTAGAAGGCCGATAAATCCGAAATGGCATTATCGGCCTTTATCGGCCTTATCGGCGAGCTTCTGAAAGGGGCTTCCAGTCCCCAGACCTTCCGCCACCAAAAAGGGGGTGTTTAATCGCTAGTAAATACGCCAATCACCGGGCTGCTCGCGGCTCTGCACCGGGGCGTAGCCCGAGATGTCGCCCGGCTTGGGCGCCTCGATCGTCTTGGCCCACGGGCGTGACATACAGGCATACCTAGCCGTGTCCCCCGCGTGATCCTCACTATCAGTGTAGATATCCTCGTGGTGGTCGGGATCGTGCTGCAGGAGCGGGATGGTCCTGATGCTGTCCACCGCTGTGGAAAACCAGACGATCATTGCCCGGCCGTCGTCGTCACCGACCAGCCGCGCGCGCAATGCGTTCCAGCCGCCCATCGAGCCTTTCTGCCTCACGCGGGCGTTGTCGGCCCGGCGGAAATAGACCTTGCCGCCCGAGCCCGTTGCCATCGCCTCGGCGATCGAGGGGCCGCCGTCCTCGGCGAAGGCCGATGGGTCGAGCACGCCGTAGGAGATTTCCTCCCCCTTTTCCCTGGCAGATATCTCCTGTCCGACGGCGCCGGCGTGCATCTTGAGCCCGATATTGGGCTGGCCGGGCTTCTGCCCATACCACTCGCGGTAACAGACCATCGCGCCGCGCGGCAGAACGACGTTTTTGCCCGGTACCGTAAAAACGTCGGTCGCTCC